AAGGCGATCGCCGCGTACCTGATCAAGAACGCGATCGCCTGACCTGGAGGGAACGAGATGGCGAAGGAGTATCGTGCGGTCAACCTCATTCGGGTTGGTCGTGCGCCAGAAGAGGACGTCGAGTTCAAGCCGGGTGAGGCAGTTACCGGCTTGACCAAGGATCAGATGATCGAGCTCTGGAACGCGGGAGTCCTGACCGAGTACGACACCGAGGCCGACCAGGCCATGGTGGAGAAGGACGCCATCATCGCGGACCTCCAGGCCAAGCTCGACGCGGCGCTGGCCGACAAGGCGGCTGCTGAGGCGGCTGCTGCGGCTGCTGCTCCTCCGGCGGAAGCCCCGGCTGAGAACCCGACTGCAGGGCCGGCTGAGCCTGCCTCAGACGGTACCGGAACGACGGACCCGGACGCCCCCGCCGTCTGAGAGCGGTTCTGTAGTCGAAGGAGGGTGGAGATATGTCACGCATCGCGGTCACTGACGCCCAGGGATGGGTTGAGGGTACGAAGCTGACTATCTCCACCCTCGACACAAAGCTGAGCGACCAGATCGAGACAGAGGTTCTCGGTCGCTTGTCTGCCTTCCCAACCTCGACCTGGGTAGACACCACGAGCACACCAGCTCTTGTCAAGGTCATCATCGCCAAGATGTACGTAGCCTGGCTGTACGACCGTCAGTACAGCGAGGACATCGAGGCGGGAAACAACTACGCCGACCGGTTGAAGCAGAATGCCGAGATGCTCATGGAAGGGCTTATCGACGGCACGATTCAGCTCCCGGGCGTACCAGACGTTGCAGGTACTCCTGCGTACTACCCCACGGATGCTTCGTCGGCTATGGATCCGACGTTTGACGATCCCTCCCTTGGCCCTGCTGCCTTCTCGATGGGCATGATCTTCTAGCAGGGAGGTGAGGCATGACTACCCCATGGGGTGACGTACCCAACATACCACGTGGCAAGGGCCAGTACGGCATCCGCAAGAGCATGGCTCCAATCCCTGGCCAGACGTTCGGGCGCGGCCAAGGTCCAGGGCCACAGGTCGGGCCTCTTCGACCGTCTGATGTCAAGTACGCCATCTACGGCGGCCTGCAGCTGCAACGCGTGCTACTTGCTGGCTGGCAACTCCAGCCAAGTATTGGCATCGTCGCTAAGGACGTGGATAGGCTCGGCTTGCAGTTTCAGGACTTCTCGGAGCCGATCACCGAAGCCATCATGTACATGCAGGAGTCGATCAGGAAGAACTTCGAGGAAGAAGGTCGTCCGGATAGGTGGGCACCACTTCACGAGTACACCGTTAAGGTCCGTGGTGGTAATGCTCACCCGATCCTGAGGCGTTCCGGCAGGCTAGAGGAAGCTGCGACATCTTTCTCCATCTGGAAGATCACACCCACGTCGGCCTCTATCCAGAGTCTACCCGAGCACGTTTGGTATGGTGCTCTCCACCAGAATGGATTTGGAAGCCTTAGAGACGTTGCGCGCAACCTTGTCAGTAGCGTCGGGAAGCCTCTCACTCCGACGAACATCAACAAGGTACTCAAGCAGCTTGAGTCCGGTAAGCTTCACCCGACTAACCAGAGGCGTGCGACGCAGATTGTAATTCCCGCACGTCCCTTCATCATGTTCCAAGAGGAGGACGTCGAAGCGATCCAGGAGATTTTCATAGCCTGGATGGAACGTAGGGTCTCCGAGGTAGGAAGGGACTGGAACCAACTGTGACGTATCCATACCCTGCAGACTTGACGGTAATCAACCAGGCATTGGTTGATAAGATCGTTGCCGGCATTGGGGCTGGGGCGTACACGCTGCCCTTTACAGCTGCGGACGTATACTACGGCGACCAAGAGCGACTTCCTCGCACTCCGTCGATTTGCGTCGAGTCGGGAGATCGTCCAAGGAACCTGGCTGGCGTTCCCAACATGACGGAGAACGTCTTCACACACTTCATCCTGGTCTACCACAACCCGGTTGCGGAGCTTCAGCAGACGCGAAAGGACGTAGACCATCTCGCCTACCAGATCGAGCACTGGTTGCACCAGGACCTGCAGCTCAAGGACAGCGGAGGCAATCCGCGACTGATTTATGGGTTCGTCATCAACCATGAATCTGGCTTTACGTTCAAGAGGGAAACCCTGTACAGAACAGCACGTCTGACTTTCCAGGGCAAGAACAAGACCTCTCTACCAGTTGCGTGAGGAGGAAGAATGATCAAGTACACGGTCACTGCCGAGTTGCCTTGTCAGGTACCTGGCGTCGGCACGTTCGCAGCTGGTGAGACCAAGGAGCTCACGGCTGAGCAGATGCGCCAGTTCGAGGCGGTAATGGGTCAGCCGCCCCAGAAGATGGTCTGGCCCAACAACATGCACTTCGTAGCTGAGCTCGGACCCGACGTACCGGCCGACGCTCCGACTGAGGCCGGGGAGGTCTAATGCCACAGAATATTGGTGCTTCCGGTCAGATGGGCATCGCAGCTGAAGTTCTCGGGCCAGTCCAGAACTTCGTCGGCAACCCCGCGGCTGGTGGTGCACTCACGGCTGGTACGTACAAGTACTACATCACGGCGATCAACGCCAACGGTGAGACAGCCATCGTGGTTGGCACGACCACAGAGGTCACGGTTACGACCTCTGCCGGTAACCTGACAGCTGCACTCACCTGGAACGCTCTGACGGGTGCGACGGGCTACAAGATCTACCGGACGGCTTCTGGCGGTGCTACAGGCACCGAGCTCCTACTCACTACGCTCGGCGCCGTCACGTCGTTCAACGATGCGGCTGTCGGCGCTCCGGCAGGTGCGTTCCCGCTGATCAACTCGGCGAGCGTCTCCGGTACGTACGTCGCTCCGACGAAGTTCTTCCCGTTCAACAACGAGTCGCTCAAGTTCGTGCAGGAGACGGTTTGGCGTCGTCCGATTCGCAAGTCGGCCGACATCATCGGTGCCGTCCAGGGCAACGCTCACGTCGAGGGCGACATCGAGATGGAGGCGCTGGAGGACGTCGTACCGTACTTCCTTCTCGCGTCTCGTACCTCGTGTGCCAAGACGGGTGCGTCTCCGAACTTCGTCTACACCTTCACACCCACACCGGCCGGTCTTCCGGTGCGTTCACTGAGCATTACGATCGAGCGGAACACTGGTGTCGTGTTCGGTTACGTCGGGTGCGTTGTGAGCCAGTTCAAGTTCTCGATCTCCGACGGCCTGCTGATGTTCAGCGTGTCGATCATCGGCCAGGACGAAGCGAGCCAGAGCACACCCGTTCCGGCGTTCACCACGACGGTGCCGTTCGGCGCGGGTCAGTACAGCGTCGAGATCCCGACCGCTTCGGCGGTGTTCGACGTCGACACGTTCGAGTGGACGTGCAACGACAACGCCACCGCACAGTTCCGGCTGAAGAACACCGGCCGTGGTGCCCAGTTCGTTAGCTACGGCGAGCGCGCGATGGGCCTCACGTGTGAGCGTGACTTCGTCACTCGAGCCGACTTCGATGCCTTCAAGGCATTGACGTCCCAGACGATCACCATCACAGCGTCGAAGGGCGTCAACAACCTGATCACACTCCTCACGGCAGTTGCGATCAAGGACACCTACGAAGTCGCTCTGAGCGGCGAGGGTGATCTGGTGAGAGCCAGCCTCGCGTACCAGATCCCGATCGACGGTTCCGGGAACTCGTACAACATCACGATCAAGACGCAGGAGCAGCTCACTTAGTTCTTTGGGCTAGCGTTAGCGTCTAAACAACGTCTAACTCGGTTAGACTACATAGAGACAAAAGGAATGTGCAACCTCAGTACAAAGCCAAGCCGGAACGTCTAACTCAAGTCTAAGGAGACTAGCATGGACGAGCACGAAGAGAGCATGGCGGCCGAAGAAGCTACTGAGACCGCGAACGTGGAAGCCGCCGAGGACCCGGGCACCGAGGCCCTCGAGGAAGTCCTTCACACGGAGCCTGGGGAGGTCGCGGTGGAGGAGAGCTCGTCCGACTCGGCGCCCGCCTCGGACGAGTAAAGGGAAGAGGTGAGGATCGTCAGACATGGCGCAGGCGATCCTCACCTCGATCCGGAAATGGAATGTTGCGGCCCTGTGGGATCTGCTAAAGGCAGGACCGCGTGTTACTCGTATATACTGGAGGGTGAAAATGCCAAGGGCAACAGTTTCAAAGCTCACTGAGCGTCGCAGTCTCACGACGCTGCCTGCTGCGGATGCCACGGACACAACGCCGGCATCCGAGGAAGGTTGGATCGAACTCCGTCGGATGTCTTATGGCGAGAAGATGGCCAAGGACTCCGAGGCGATGAAGATGAAGTTTGCTACCGAAGCCATCGGCAACGTCGACGCGGAGATCGCCATGGTCTCCGAGGCAGCGAACATTCTCGAGATCCAGAAGTGCGTCATGGATCACAACCTGGAGGACGAGCATGGCAACAAGCTCAACTTCCAGAACGTCGATCACATCCGTCAGCTCGACCCGCGCGTCGGCCAGGAGATCACGACGCTCATCGGCGAGATGAACGACTTCGAGAAGCAGTCCAAAGAGTCTCCAGGGGTAGATGCTAAGGGAAAATGATTCCGCCTCTGACCTTTCGGATCCACACAGCCATAGTAATGAATCGGCCGATGGATCTGGAAGTGCAAGAGGTACTCAGCCTAGTCAGACTTTGCCTAGCTACAGGGTGTCTTCCACAAGCAGGTGGACTACGTGATCAAGATGCATACTTCGTATACTTGCTCGAGCAGGTCCTCCTAGCGGATCAGAAGAAGGCGGAGCTCGAACGGTCTAAGAACAAGGTAAGCTAGGAGCAGACATGGCTCTCGCAACCCGAAACATTTACCTCGTCCTCAAGGCTCGTGACGAGGCGTCTCGTGTTGTTCGAGGGTTCGGTCGTGAGTTGGGGCGCGCAGGCGCTCTTGCGCAGGCTCAGCAACTTCGCCAGCGCGCCTCAATCCTCCAGCAGGAGCAAGCTGAGAAGTCGCTTGCGGCTACGCGACAGATTAACATACTTCGTAACAAGGCTACCCTGGAGGCGAACAGGGCAGCAGCAATGCGGGGCACTGGAGCTTCTGCTGCACGCATCGAAGGTGTAATGCAGAATGCTCGTGCTCTCCGTGCACAGGCAGCTGACCTCGAGCGAGCTAATAAGCTGGCCAACAAGGAGATGTCGGTCTTCACTGGCCAGCTGCGACAGCAGGCGTCTGAGTTCGAACGCACCCACAGGGCCAGCGTTAGGTTTGCCAACGGTCTACACCAAATCTCTGCAACGCTTGTCACCGTAGGCTCCGGCTTGGCGTTGGCCGGAGGTCTAGGTATTGCTATGCTCTTCTCGGCAGCCAATGCCGCGAATGAGTATGCGCGTCAGGTTGCTCTGACCAAGACCCAGGTTGACGGCTTCGATGCAAGCCTGAAGCAGATCTCCGACACAGGCTTGAAGGTCGCACGCACGATCGCCGTGCCCCTCGAAGAGGTTCAGCCAGCTCTGTACGACATCTTCTCGTCGACTAGTGCTAACTTGCAGCAGGCAACTATCCTGCTTGAAGGCTTTGCGAAGACAGCAGTCGCTGGTCAGGTGTCGCTGCAGGATGCCACTCGGGGCACCATCCCGATCTTGAACGCCTTCAACTTGCCAATAGAGAAAGTCAACGACATCCTCGACATTCAGTTCCAGCTGGTGCGTAAGGGCGTTGGTACCTACGGCGAGTTCGCATCTGTGTTCGGTCGAGTCGTCCCATCGGCGACTCGTGCTGGTCAGGACTTCCAAGAGGTTGCGGCTGGTCTGGCATACTTGACTCGTAACGGTCTGAGCGCCGCGATGGCTTCTACGTCATTCGCTCGTGCGCTCGACGCGATCTCGAATCCGAAGTCCGTCAACAACATGGAGAACCTCGGCATCAAGGTTCGCGATGTCAAGGGCAACATGTTGCCGCTCGAGCAGATCCTGAAGGGTCTCTCGGACTACCTCAACAAGCTTCCCAACGCAGATCGAGTCGGAGCGTTGGTTGATATCTTCAAGGGCGCTGGCGGTACGATTCAGGCTCGACGGTTCTTGGACCAGGTCCTCCTCAAGCCAGGTGAGCTGAACGACTACATTGGCTTCTTGCACGACATGCAAAATGCTAATGGGCAGTTCGGTCAAGCCTACGAGACGATGAGTAATACCGTCGCGGCTCAGACTCAGCTGCTCAAGAACAAGTTCGACGTCATCAAGATCACTGTCGGGCAGATTGTCAACCCGTACCTGGTCGGCCTGCTGCATTGGCTGAACAAGATCGCCGACTCGTTCAACAACCTGAGTCCAACCACGCAGAAATGGATCGTACTCGGATTCGCTCTGGTGTCGGTGCTGTCGATCGTTGGCGGCATCATGCTCATCGTGATTGGCGCCCTCGCAGGTATTGCGGCTGCTGTCGTCACTGCGGGTACAGGCTTCTTCATTCTCGTCGGCGGCGTCGCGGCCCTCGTCCTTGGCCTCATAGCTCTGGGCGGAATATTCGTTGTAGCATACGAGAGAAGCAAGGCCTTCCGGGACATCATTGCCCGCTCGGCCGCTACTGTTGAGCACTTCTGGACTGGTGTAATCGTACCATTCGGCAAGGCTGTCAAGGACGCGTTCGAGAAGTACATCCTGCCTCCGCTTCAGAGACTAGCTGACGTCATCGAGCACCAGGTCGCGCCAGTCATTAAGGAGCTGCAGCAGAAGTTCGACAGCGAGTTCATTGGCTCAGCCAAGCAGGTGGCGAACATCGTCAAGGATGGTTTGGTAGAAGCCTTCAAGATGGTTGGCTGGGTCATCGACCACGTCGTCAAGCCTGTGTTCACATACCTCGTACAGTTCTACCACGAGCACAAGGACACAGTCGACATGGTGATTCACGGCCTGATGTTCCTGGGCAAGTGGTTTGCCATCATCGCAGCTGTCATCACAGGCCTCCTGCTCGTAGCTTTGGGTGGTCCGATCATTGCTATCATTACAGTGTTCGTTGGAGCGATCATCGGCATCGGCCTTGTCGTCATCTGGTTGATTGATATCATCCGCGACATCATCCACT